AGCGGATTCTGACGTTTAATACCCGAGATTTTGTACGTTTTGCAGGGGTAGAAGCGGTGCATCCCGAAGAGGTCTTGCAGCAAAATCTATAGCGATTGCAACCGCAGTATCTGCGCTGATTTTCTGACAAAAAGTACGCTTGAACGAGCACTTTTACTGTGCCCAAACTGTGCCCAAACTCTCAAAAAAGGACTGCACAGAACCTCACGGGACCGCATCGAAGTCTTGGCTAACTTTCTGTAAATAAAGAATCTACTGAATTTAGAATTCATGAGTTGTGGACTTAAAATCCGCAGGCCGCAAGGCTGTGGGGGTTCAAGTCCCCCTCCGGTCACCATAGAAAAAAAAAGACTTAAACCATAAACGACCCGCAAGCGACAATCCTCAACTTGACCCCGGTGATACTTATGGTGATACTTGGTGTCACGGGGGACGTATGGCACGGACAAAGCAGCCGAAGGAAGAAACCAAGTTGCGGGGCGTATGGGAACGGATACCAGGAAGCGGCGTCTATTGGGTGAGGTTCCGGGATGCTGACGGCAAGCTGAGACGTGAGAAGGCCGGGCGCAAGAGTGACGCCATTGACCTTTTCAGGAAGCGCACCGAAGAGCGGAGAGTTGGGGTCAAACTCCCGGAGAATCTCCGGGCCGTGGGCGTCAAGTTCGGCGCCCTCTGCGATGACATCCAAGTGTTCTCTGAGGCCCACCACAGGGACCAAAGGAATATCCTTGGACGGCTCACGAGGATTAGGCCGGACTTTGAAGAGCGGCAAGCCGATAGCATCAAGCCGGAAGATATTGACCAGTGGTTGACGCGGAACACAAAGACGCCCGCTACAAGCAACCGATACCGGGCCTTGTTCTCGCTCATCTTCCGTGAGGCTCTCCGTAACGGAAAGGTCACAACCAACCCGGCCCGGTTGGTGCGGCAAAAGCACGAAGAGAACGGCGTGATTCGTTGGCTCACGGATGAGGAAGAGAAAGCCCTACGCGCCGCAATTGCCCCGGCACACTTGCCGGAGCTAGACATTGCCCTTGGGACGGGGATGCGGTTGTCAGAGCAGTTTGAGCTAACGTGGGACCAAGTTGACTTTGTGCGCCATGAAGTGAGGCTGAGCAAGACCAAGAACTTTAGCGGGCGCTCAATTCCCATGAACGATACGGTTGAGGCCGCGTTCACGGAACTCAAATCAAGAGCAGCAACCACCAAGCGGAGTGACAAGGTGTTTGCCGACTATCCGCGTAAGTGGTGGGATGAAGCAATCATCAAGTCTGGAGTTGTTCACTACCGTTGGCACGATAACCGGCACACGTTCTGCTCACGATTGGCTATGCGCGGTGTCAACCTGAAAGTCATACAAACCCTTGCCGGGCACAAGACAATCGGCATGACGGCCCGTTACGCGCACTTGGATGACAGTTCGTTGAGGGCCGCCGTGGATTCCTTAACGGCGTCAAAGTGATTGCCGGACGCATACCGCATCAGTGAGGCGCGGGTCACCAAGACCTTGCGCCCGATGCGGCGCGTGTCCAGGCCCTTGGCCGCAATGATGTAGTCCAGAGACCGCACGGAGATGGAGAGCTGGCGGGCAGCTTCTTTCCGGTCATACAAGAGTCTAGCTTCCATACCTATGTGATTTTGTGGCTGATGTCTTTGAGCGCGTTGCACTTACTCCCAAGGTGAAATTCCGATCTCGACATGCCTTCCGAGGTTTCCGTCCGGTCCCATAAAAACTTTCGCCCGATGTGAGGGACTCGGGACGTTTCGCCGCTACTCTGAAAATAGAGAGAGGGATTGATTCAATCTCGGGAACGTGTTTGCCAAGTGGGACCGCTGTGCGGGCGTGGAGCTGCCTGGATTGCTCAGACGGCGCAAGGCTGAGGCCGCACAATTTTTGGCCGCATAAAAAAAACTTTGCCCAAAGTTATCCACTCGGGCTTTTTGCTCGGTACTCTCAAACTAGATGAGGAATGGGGCACACTCAAGGTGCCCATAAAAGCTTTGTCAGATGTGGCGGACTCGAAACGTTTGCTAGGTACTCTGAAACTAGAGCGAGAGAACGGGACGCTGTAAGGCTTCGTGATTAAGCGGTGAAAACGGCGGCATACGGATGCAAGCCAACTGAGCTGAAGAAAGAAGGCAGCATGTACGACATTGAGCAGTTGAGCAACGCACAGAGCGCCGCTTACGTCATCTCCAACCCGGACGGGAGTGACTGCGAATTCCTCAACCTCCAACAGAAGGCGTCCGCCTCTGACCTGGAGCAGCTACGGGCACGATGGGCCGGACGGGACTTGCACGGCGTTGGAGTCGCGTTTCTCGCTCATGGGATTCCGCACGTGTCTCTGAAAGAGCAGCCATCAGATTTCATGGCAATCGTGCGGCTGACGGCGGCCTTTGCGCGATACGTGGACATGATCTCAAATGACCGCACGGAGCAACTACGTGCTGATGACAGCGTGATGTGGTGCGAGCTGCTCTATACGCTCCCGGACACGCGCTCTCACACATAGCAAGTTTGCGGCGCTAATCAGCGTCGTGGGTGGTGTCAACGCGTCCGATGCCGCCCGAATCTTCACAAGTGCCGCACAGCTAAAAAGGGCTGTGTCTTATACGTTGGCTGCCTCAGTACGGGGACGGGAGACGTGTGCGCACCGATGGTGAAAGCCGGGAAGTGCAACCACAACCTCAATCCATCAGGTTAAAAAGGGCCTGATGGCCGTAGAAGCCGCACCAATACGGTGTTAGGTGACTCGGATGCAGGACCGGGGCAACCCGAGAATTTCATCCGAAGGAACTCAAAATGAAACTGCAAGATACACTGCAAGAAATCAAAGCACTCCGTGACGAAGCATCGGCCATCCGCTCACGCGCGGCATCGGAAGGACGCGAATGCAGACCCGATGAAAACAACGCCTTCAACGCCAAAGCGGGCTGCATCATGGTCCTTGAGGAAGAGGTCCGCAAGGTTCACGGCAGCCCTGCCAACTCACTCGTCCGCAACCTTGGCGGCAACTTTGCCAAGCTGCTCAGTGCCGGGGACGCGAGCACCGCGAATGGTGTTACACCGCGTGGTCAGACGCAGATGTCCACCGAATACAACGAAGCGTTTCTTGCCTTCCTCCGTTCGGGCGGCAAGCAAACCGCTAGCGCCTTGAGCGAAGGCTTTGACCCGATGTTTGGTGGTTTCGCGCTGCCATCGTTGCCGGGGATGTCATCCGCACTTTATGAGGGCAGCGGCGCGGCGGGTGGTTTTGCTACCACAGCTCCCACGGACCCCAACATTATTCCGTTGGCGGTACAGGACCTTGGTGTCCGTTCGTTGGCAAGGGCAATTCCCACAGCTAATGACATCAAACTCCCGAGTCAATCCACGTTCGGGACAGCCGGAATCAAGGCCGAAAGCGGAGCGTCAACCAACACGTTCACAGAGAGCAATCCAACGCTGGCACAGTTGACGCTCTCCGCGTTCATGATGGGCTTGACGCACACCGTCTCTTGGGAACTGCTCCAGGACGTTGGCATGTTCCAAGAGTTTGGCGTGCGTGACCTTCTGAATGCCGTAGCCATTGCTGAGGACGGCTTCTTTGTCTCCGGCACCGGCACCAATCAGCCACAGGGATTGGTGGGCAACACCGGCACCGGAACGGCAGCGCCGTATCTTTGGGAAACCACCGGCAGCTATTTGCTCAACGCCACGGACGATATTCTTGGCACGCTCAAAGGGTCGTACTTCCCCAATGCAGCGTGGTTGATGAGTCGTGCAACTGCCGTTGCGATTCGGAAGGCACAGCGTCAAGCCAACCTTTTCGCGGCCTCCTGGACGCGTGAGAACGGACGCGACATGCTGCACGGATTCCCCGTGAGCTACAGCGCGGCCATGCCAGCAATTCCCACGGCAACAAGCGCGGGCGTTGTGCCGATCTTGTTCGGTTCGTTCCAAGACGGTTATGTCATCGGTGACCGTGGCGGTGCGGGCACGTTCGTCAAGATTCTTGACCAACCTCTCGCCACTGCCGGTCAAACAATCCTGCTTGGATACAAGCGCGTTGACGGTCGTGTCCGGCGCTCGGAAGCAATCCAGGCAATCACCATCAGCCACAGTTAACAAAGAACGGCGCGAATTTTCATGCCCCGGCTAGCGGGGTCCTGTACACAACGCGCCTCCCTCAACCAAGGGTTTATCACGTGTGCGGGAGTAGGCTAGACCGGCCTTCAGCGTGCCGGATTTGAAAGTCGCTGGAGAACGGGGCCGCTCGCGTTTCGCTTTCAGGGGAGGAAGCGGATGCGGGCGGCCTCAATCCTTTACACCGCGAAACCATGAGGGTACCGCGCCCCGAAAGTCCAGCAACGCGCCTATGCGCTTTGTGGTGCGTGCGTGGGGCACTGTGAGTGAAGAATGGAGGCAGTCAAGTGCAAGGCACGAGCGTTACAGAGAAGCGGATTTTGCAGCGAGTTGATGAGGTTTGCGCAACGATGCGCACCACGCGGGCAGAGGTGCTGTACGCGTTGCTACGCGGTATTGTTGTGGAGTGTCTGCCCAAAGCGTCCAGGCACACAGTTGAGCAGCAAGCGCCCGAAGGTGAGACGCGGCTAGCAAGAGCTGAGGCGGCCATCATGAGAGTGATGCGTCAGAGACGCCTTGAGACTGTGCGGATTCTCAAGCAAGCCACCAACTCCAAGCGTATTGCCGTGGTTGATTGGGACCGTGCGCTTGTGGCGCTAGTCAAGGCTGGAGAGTTGAGGATTGATGTGAGCGCACAGGGCAAGAAGACGGTCACTTGGTTGAAAGGTGCCTAAATGGTGGTATCTGTTGTGCCTGGAGGGTGCTGGGGGGGTGCTGGGAATTCGCAAGAGCACCCAAGCTATTGATTCCATGCAGCTTACACAGGAAATAAGGGGGTGCTGGAGGATTTTGCGCCTATAGGAGGGGAAATAATGTCCGTAAGTGTAATAGAATGAATAACATATATATTAAATATATTTTTTATCCCCCTAAGACGGGTATTGCCACTCCCTCTATGAGCACGGCACGGCTATTGACCTGGAGCGGTTGACCGTGCCGTCACAATGGCAGCGTGCCACGATAGAGCAAGCAGCGCACAACAAAGCGTTTGCGACCACACAGATTGAGTGCGTTTGCAACCATATTAGAATGAACGGGATGGGGTGGGTCTAAATCTTGACGGGGGTGCCCGAAAAGAGCGCCGCAATCCTCAAATTTACACATACAGTCAATTTATGAAAAATGGTATATTTTGCTGCAATTCTACTGTTTATCATATCCTCTGAGCAAATCTCTATAGCACGTCCAGTTTAGAAATCCCGTTTATAAATCCCAAGTGACAGAAAACACAAGTGTTATTGGACCGCTCATGCAACGATGCGCATATCAATCACTACCAAAACCAGCAGCACCGGCCCACGGGAGTGGCCTTTCATGCTCTATTTGCGTTTTGCACACGTTGCCTTGAACCAATGGGACGTACTTGCGCCCGTCCAGTCCGCCAAACCAATTGCCAGAGTGAAGCAACGCCACAATGGGCCGTGCTCCGCCACGATCACAGCGGGTCATACACTCAACCGTGAAGAATTGGCGGCCTTGACAGACTTCATGCAACAGCGCGAGCTAGCAGCATAGAAGGCCCCCACAATCGCATCAGGAAGCCCGTAGGTGAGCCGGTGAGAATAGTTGCCGGGATAGCCTACGGGGTTTTTCATTGTGGTCTGGAGGACCCATGCCCCTAATTCTGCGGGCGTGCCGCTGAGTGAACTAAAATTCCTCAGAGATGAAAGAAAATCTGGCAGCCGTCAAACCAGCGGGCAAGCCGTCCGCACTCGTGGACACCCGCGTTGTCTTTTGCGGGGACAACCTTGAGCAGCTCAAGAAGCTGCCGGACGGTTGCGTTGACCTCGTGTACATTGACCCGCCATTCAACTCCAATCGCAACTATGAGGTGTTCTGGGGCGAGACACGGGAGACGCGGGCCTTCGATGATCGCCATGAGTCAACCCAAGCCTACATCGAATTCATGCGCCCGCGTTGTGTGGAGCTGGCGCGTGTTCTGAAAAAGACGGGCAGCTTCTACTATCACTGCGATTGGCACGCAAGCCATTACGTCAAGGTGATGCTTGACCAGATTCTTGGTGAGCAAAACTTCGTCAACGAAATCGTATGGAAGCGGCAGACCTCGCACAATGACGCCAAGCAGGGCAGCAAGCACTTTGGACGCCTCCATGACGTTCTGCTCTTCTATTGCGGCGGCAGTAGTGAGTACACATGGAATCAGCTTTACATGCCGTTGGACCAGTCCTACATTGAATCTCACTACTCGCAGACAGATGAGCATGGGCGGCCATTCCAGTGGGGTGACCTGAGAGCGCCGGGCGGAGCGGCAGTGTCCAAAGGCAACCCACATTACGTTGTGCTTGGCGTTGAGGGATATTGGCGGTACTCGAAAGAGAAGATGGACCAATTCATCCAAGAGGGCCGTGTTGCAATTCCTCCGGGTGGAAAGGTCCCGCGCTATAAGCGGTACTTGGATGAGTCCAAGGGCTTGCCCGTGGGGAGTGTGTGGGATGACATCAACCCCATCAACTCTCAAGCAAAGGAATCTCTCGGTTATCCGACACAGAAGCCCTTGCCGTTGCTGGAGCGAGTCATAGGCGCAAGCACGCGCCCAAACGATATTGTCTTAGACGCCTTTTGCGGTTGCGGCACCGCGCTAGTGGCTGCTCAGAACTTGGGCCGTCAGTGGATTGGCATTGATGTTTCCCCTACTGCTTGCCGCGTGATGGCAAAGCGCCTCCGGGATATTTGCCGTCTGCCTGAGAATGAAAAGCTGTGGCAGGTTGGGCGCGGCTTTGTTGTGCGTGACCTCCCATGGACTGAGCAACAGCTTCGCAAAATCCCGCCGTTTGAATTCGAGAATTGGGCCGTCATTGCCCTTGGCGGGATGCCCAACAAAACGCAAGTGGGAGACATGGGAATTGACGGGCGGATATATCCGGTGGGAGCCGCACCCAACGCAAGTGACAAGCACACGCCAGAGCTGGACTTCATGGATGACTGGTATCCCATCCAGGTCAAGCAAATGGACCGTGTGGGCCGCCCGGACATAGACAAGTTTGAGGCCGCAATGATGAGGACGCGCCGCAAGAAGGGCTTCTTTGTTGGCTTCGATTTCTCTCGGGATTCGCTGACAGAGATAGACGGCTTCTTCCGCCGTGAGCACATGGTCATTATACCGCTCACAGTGCGCGAAATTCTGGATGAGCATATAGCGCAAAAATTGGCGTGACAGTGAGACGCACAATGACGGATGAAGACTACGAAGACGCAATGCAGAAGCACGAGCAACACATGGCGGAGCGGGACAAACTGACTGATGCCGCCCGCGAAAGCTCACGAACATTCGACCAAGCTGTGTTGGCTTTTGGTGCCGCTGTGTTTGGTGCTTCGGTCGCATTTCTGAAAGACGTGGCACCGAAGCCCCAAGGGTACAGCCTGCCTTGGCTTTGCATATCGTGGTCTTGCTTCACCGTTGGTCTTTTGGCCGTGATCCTGTCATTCCTTTTCAGTCACAAGGCGTGCATTGCGAGAATTCATGAGAGTGCTGAGCAGTTGAGCAATCCGGGCGTGCAAGCCACTGGAGACCGATGGGGCACACTTACAAACTGGTGCAATTACCTGTGCGTTGGATTCCTCTTTTGTGGGGTAGTTGCATGGGTCATTTTCGCGCTTGAGAACCTAGCAAAATCGGGAGGGAAATAATGCCAGAGACACCGCGTCCATTTCAACCAGATACCGAGAGGCGGGGATACACACCACCACGTAACCCGCCTCAACCGCCTACTCAGTCAGTTCCGGCAAGACAGCCGCAAACTCCACCGCCACCAAAGTAGTGAGGGCAGATGCCTAAGCCACCAACTCCGCCACCGCCTCCGGCACCGTCCGGGAATCCTCTGAGAGAGGGATACGTGCCGCCCAAAGTGCCACCACCACCGCCGCCACGAAAGAAGTGAGGTGAGCCATGCCGAAAGAACCATCGAAGCCGGGTCCGGGTCCGGGTCCGAATCGGAGCCGAACCACAGACGGATATGTGCCACCCAAGGCACCGCCCCCACCGCCTCCCCGGAAAAAGAAGTGACACAATTCGCGTACTCTGTCGCCGAAGTTGCCGAGCTGACCGGCTTCTCTCGGGGGACCATTACGCGGATGTTTGAGCGTGAGCCGGGTGTCCTCATCTTGAAGCGCCCGGAAAAGCTGCACAAGCGGAGTTATCGCACCATCCGCATACCACGCGCCGTGTATGAGCGTGTGGTCAAGCGACTGACCGTTAAGTAAAAGGGGAACCTATGCCGTCTCTCGTTGAAGAGCTTCAGCGTGACGCATTGAACGCCAATCCCAAGGTGAGTGATTTACTGCGAAAGGCGAAGGCTATCGCGGTCAAGTTGGAACTCCCCGAGCTGGAGGAATGGGTAGAACATGAATTGAACGGATACCCGGAGGGCAATGTACCGGAGTATCGGGTCATTGTCGGACAGGTCAAGGGACGGAACCCGTTTCACGGTTGGCAGCCCGTCATCTTTGGTAGCCGAGAGATAGAGGAAGCCTACTCAAAACGGCGCGTATATCAGAGAGTGGCAGAATTGGAAAATGCGGTTGCATTGTCCAGCGGTGGTGAACTGACTATTCCATTCACTTCACATGCAATTCAATTATTGAGAGACGCAACCGGATTCGATTTTGACTTTACTCTGATGGTGAATGGCAGCCATGTTGTCGGGCTGCTTGACGCGGTTCGCAACACGCTGCTTGAGTGGTCGCTTCGGTTGGAGAAATCCGGTGTGAAGGGGGAGGGTATGTCCTTTTCAGATGATGAACGCAAGAAAGCACACGAGACACAAGCCGTGTACAACATCGGCACGATTCAGACATTTACCGGGAACATGGGGTCTGGCAGCGGCAACTTCAGTGTGGAAGGGAATACGGTCAACGTAATGTCCAAGGCCGCTATCGAATCGCTGATTCACAAGATTCGAGATAACGAGGCTCAACTAGGCTTAGAACCCGAGTCCACTCGGGAGCTGCACCAAGCCCTTGACGGCCTCCAGACCGAGATTAAGGCGACACAACCGAGCGCAAAGCGAATCAATGGGTTTCTGGCTTCCGTTCGTGGCATTGCGGAGAAAGCGGCGGGGAGTCTTGTTGCTCTAGGCATCCTGTATGAACTAGGCAAGCTGATGCACTTGGCCGCTCACCAATAGGTTGGTGACAACGGGCACGACAACCGCTCTCTTGTGCGTCCAGGGGCGGCCATACATCGCACTAGGATGCCCGTGGACGCATCCGTGGAAAGCCGGGCTGAGGTAGTAGACCCGTTTCTTTGCGGCCCGCTTGCGGCGCTACACTATCACGCATGGACCACTGCTCAAAACCCCTAATGCCCGAAAGCCAAGCGCGGGCACAGCAAGCGGAACAAGACGGCGAGTTGGACACGCTGGAGGATTTACTGCGGTGCGAATGCGGCGCTCACGTTGGGGCAATTCGTAAGCCTCACATGGACGGGCCAAAGGGAGGCCCGCTGCATCCAACTCAGCACTATCCGGCCAAGCCACCCAAGCCTTACAGGAACGGAAAACGTGGTCCGTCCAAGAGCAGTGGACGCTAGCTTTGGTGGTGCTTGCGGACTGTTTTCGGATTGTTTTCGGACCCGCGCCGGTGATACTTGTGGTGATACTTGGTTTCCGACTTTGGGGCCGTTCGGTGCGAGCTAATGCAAACTAGAAAGCGAGTCAAACCCCAATGAATATGGTCAATTTTCAATTTTGTGCTTCTTGGTGCAACTTGGCGCAAGACAGCCCCGGACAGACTTAAAATCCGCAGGCCGCAAGGCTGTGGGGGTTCAAGTCCCCCTTCGGGCACCAACAAAACAAAAGGCTTAATTGAAAATTGTCACCTCTTCGAAGGTGGCAATTTTCGTTTGGTGGCTGTTCTGATGGCTGTTGGTTTTGACAGAGGGGTACGTCTCGCAAAGGTGCCAAGTCAATGGCTATCTGGCGGCTGTTTCAGACTCCGCGTGATCGAGTATCCAGTGATATTCCCCGCGTGGCCAGAGCATAGCCGAGGCCGGACCGGAGTCAAGGCCGCGCTGAAGCGCGCCACTTCGCGGTCGTAGAGCCTTGACACCGGCCTCTGTGCCTCGGTACATTACCCAATATCCGGGGAATGTCAGCTTTTCAGAACGGCT